ATCCTCCGGATCGTTGGTCGAAGGGTTGACTTCGTAGCCGGGAACGCGCTGGGTGGCGGCGGAGACCTTGGATTGGACCATCGGACCGATCAGGTCGTGAGAGCGCCTGACGCGGTGGTCGGCCTTTTTACCGCCGAGAAGCTGGGTGAGGGTGGCCAGGTGTTTGACCGACATCCCGTCTTCGGCCAAGAAACCGTAGTGTTTACCGTCCGCGAACTCAACGGCGAGGCGGCGTTGTGGCTTCAGTTCTTCGAGGCGTGATTTGCCGCGCGTGATCCGTTCCTGCACGTCCTTCGGAATCGGCATGGCAGCAGGACGCAGGGCGTCTAGGGCCTGTTCTGCCTTCTGTTCGACGCGATCTAGAACAGCCACCTAGAACCCTTCGTGGTAGAATGTGGACATAATGAAACACCAAGGCCATCTCAAGCGAATCGAATATCTTCTCGGCAAGCGAAGGATATATAGCCACGTAAATGAGCTACGAGCGACGCTCCTAGACGAGTTGCACGGCACGGCTCGCTACGGCCATGCGATAGATCAAGCGCGACTGATCGGTGCTATCGAACGCTACGACAGATCGCGTCAACGCTAGTCCGGTACCGCTCCTTCTCGCTCCAGCCGTAGCTTCTCGTAAGCCTGATCGTCGTCCAGGGCGATAGGAGCTACTGGCTGCACATCTTCCGCCAGCTTGCGCCCGTCTAGGGCCACGGCCGTTTCGGGGCTCTGAATCCTTTGAACAAGTTCCTTGCGCTCCTGGGACCAGTTGTTGCGCTCCCAGGCGTGGAAGGCCAGCTCTACGACGCAGACGAGGAACAGGAAACCTAGGGCCAGCTCCACTAGAGCACCGTATAGCTGGTCTTGAAAGCTTCGATCGTGCCTTCGACTTTTTTCCATTCCCATTTAATCCCAGCGCCGAGGACGAAGCAAAAGGACTGAGCCGTGATACCCGTATTGGCAGCGCTGATGACCGCTTCAGCGATGGTCGTTCCCCCGACGATGATTTTCACCTTGGTCCGAGTCAAGGTTGCGCCTTCGAACATTCCGGTTACAATCGCCGCCTTATTGGCGTTCGCTTCAAATTCGGTCGCTTCCGCACGCGTAGTTAGGGCACCCGGTGCTTCAAGGGTCAACAACTTGCGCTGGACAGCGATTGCCAGCTTCGGTTCTGATACCGCTTCGGCTTTGATCTTTCCCGTCGATACCGCTTCGGTTTTCAGCTTGCCTTCTGCGACCGCTTCACCTTTGAGGTTGGCTTCTTCGATAACACCAGTGCCAACCGTCGGATTAGGATAGGTGCCGGTTAGCGAGCCCCCAGCCGCACCGGAGGGCTGAGAGATGCTCCAGCCACCGACTTGGACCCACTTACCCGTGATGGTCTTCCAGTAGAAGGTCCCGGTACTGCGTTCGCCGTTGCCGGGGGCACTGAAGGCCGGTCCCTGGAACTGGTTACCGAGGGTCACGGCTCCTAGAGTCCCGCCAGAGCCATTTTCGATTTCCAGTGTAACGCGGCGCCCGCTGAAAGATTGTTCAGGATTGGCAACCGTGAAAGCTTCAGTTGTGGTCGCTTTAACCTGATAGATCTCAGCCAACCAGCCTTCAAGTTTTACTTCTGCGCCGAAGGTTGCGGAGCGGACGAGACCGCCACCGTCGTCTTTGCCACCCCGTGGTCGCAGGAGAGCTGTCGTGCCACTTCCGACATTGAAATCGGCGGTCGTGTTGCCGCTGCAGGTGTTAGGGCCAACCTGGGCGTTGAGGACGGCGCCAGAGGCAGTTATCCCATATTCAGCGTTGGAATCGCAGATGTTACCCGTGACCTGTGAATGTTCCCCCGCCGTGTAGAGCCTGATCCCGGAGCCACCATTGGAGATGCAGCTATTGCCGCTGAGGGTGCATTCGTTGCCGTTGACTTGAATCCCGTTTTTAGCAGCTCCGGTGGTATTGACGTTACAGCGATTGCCAGTCACGATACACCCAGCCTGCGTTATGGAAATGCCGCAGTTATTCCCTTCACAGGTATTGCCGACTACCGTCGCGGCGGCATTGACCTCGATCCCATGGCCGCCTTCGAATTCTCCAACGTTGTTTCCCTTGGAAGTATTGCCAAGGATGGAAGTGCCAAGAACAGCAGTGTTGACGAAGATGCCATTCTCGTAGTTGCCTTGGCATCGGTTGCCGCAGATCAGGCCGCTTTCATTGCCCGAGGCCGAAGAGACGCTGATCCCCCGGCCAGAGATCGCATTGGGTTTCGCTTTTGCGCCGTTGCCAATGCAATGGTTACCAAAGATTTCAGGCCCTTCAGTTCCCGTAGAGGCATAGCGAATCCCATGCGTGCCATTTGCATTGCAGCGGTTGCGCATAATCCGGGCACGCTGGCCTTTTTCGATGTTGATTCCGGCCTGGGCAAACGCCGTACCGTCTCCATTTTCGGTGCACCAGTTGCGGTCGATAAAGACGTCGTCGGCGAGAGACTGAATTCCGGCGCCAGTCGCGCCCGACACCTTGCAACGAAAGACTTCTGCCGAAGAAGCAGCTTCTGCGATCAGGATGCCGCGTTTACCGGTGACCCGGGCACCCAATTGTTCGCACTTGGAGCTTTCCCCGGCCAGTTCAATGGCAGTTTCCTGGGCAGATTCGACAATCGAAGCATTTCTGCTCGCCCCAAACAATGTCACGCCGGCTGGAATCACCAGCTTTTTGGAGACTTTGTAGGTACCGGGAGGAAGATAAACCGAAGCCTGGACAGGTTCGGCAGCAGCGAACGCTTCTTCAAAGGCTTTTACGTTGACGGCTTCTGTCGCTGAGGTTGCACCACCGAAGTAGCCCACATTGTAGGCGGCGACCATTTTTTCTTCGAGGCCTCCGATGCTGGGGGGATTCCGAAGGGTGCTCATGCTCAGATCTCACCGTAAGTGACGTTGGATTCGCCTTCGGCGGTTATCACGTGGACCGGCCCCGTAAAGCTGCCGATGTTGAAGGAGCCGGTTTCGGCCTTCATGAAAGGCCCTTCTTTCGCCACGGCTTCTTTGCCACCAAAGGCAAGCCAGATATTTTTAGAGCCTTCATTCGTGATTACCAATTCAATCCGATCAAGATTTTCTTTCGCAAGTTCTTTCGATTCTGTTTTGGCTGTAATTTTGCCCTTCGGTGTCTTAGCAACCGAATCGGAACCGCTCTGCTGCTGTCTCACTATTTCTTCGCCTTCTTCTTCGCAGATACCCCTGAGGCGCGCTTCGGAGACCCTAGGACGGCTGGAGCTTCAGTCGTGTAGAGAACCGTCACGTTGGCCCCATCGGGGCTGTAGAGCGCCAAGGAGGGCGTATCGCCAGCATCGTGAGTCTCGCCGGGACCAACGACCGTCGAGTTCTCCCCCTCGGTCACAATGATCGTCCCGGTCGAGACCTGGACCTCTCGCACAGGAGCCTCAAGGTTCTTGAAGTCCTGCGCTGGCATAAGAAAGCTAGGCATCTGAAGAATCCTCCTTCGTGATCCAATAAGTATCGGGCGTAGGCACTTCAGGGTCGGTCCGGATCATTGGCCCGGCTGGGCTGGCTGTTTCTGCTTGCACCCCGGCCGTGACGCCAGCTTCAAGCGATTGGCCGAAGCGCTCCTCGAAAGCCTTGATGACGTCGAGGTCGGCTGACAGCTCTCGAATCTTGTCCTCGTATCCTTCGACTCGAAGGCGCAGGGCATCTACCTCAGCGGTTGAGGTCATCCCACAGCAATCGCGAGCTGCCTCTTCCACGACCTCTTTGCGCAGGACAATTCGTGGGTCCATGCCGATGAAGTCGCGTTCGAAGTCGATGAACTCCCCATCTGCCGATCCCGTTACGAGACAGGCGTGAGGAGAGAATGGCAGTGGGGGCTTAACAATACGAGGCATGTGGTCTCCTAGTAAGATGTATCTATCGGGATTAGAACCTTCAAGCGCGGACGAACCGAGATAAGCCCTAAGCGATGGTGGAGACCCTCGGTCCGCAGGGAAACCCGTGAAGTCCAAGACTTTCTTGAAGATGTTGATTCGCTTAGCCCGCAGGATTGGGGGTTAATCGCGGTGCAAAGAGGTCTCGACGCAGACTTTGGTCCCTTTGCTGAATTGAAGTCTGCGCTCAAGGCCTGCGAAGAGAGCCCCGGCGAGACTGAGGCTGCTGAGGTTGCGCGGACGCTTGCACTTACTAAAGCAATGATCATCGAAGCACTGCTTTAGTCAAGCGAGGCATGTTGTCCTTTGGTAGAATGTGGACATGAACTCTAAGCGAGGAGGCCGGATGAGGATCAAGCCAGTCGTGTGGATCGCTGCTGTCATCGCTCTTGCAGCGTTGGTTACAGGTTGCGGTTCAGGCACCACCGAACACAAGCAGGCACGCAGGGAGGCAAGGGAAAACCAGGAACGCTTCGTGCCCTATATCCCCAAGAACGCCGTAGAGGCGGCTAACTACAACAAGGCTCAGGAACTCTACGACGATCCAGCAACGATCATCTGGTGCACGGCCTTCCCGCAGTCCAGCACGGAGCCGCTGATAACGGTGCCCGTCGCGGGGAAGCTGACAAGCTCAACCGTCTCTGCCTTCCGCAGCGAGGATGAAATAGACGGCGTAGCCCTAGAAGCCGAATCGGTCGATGGCCTCTACCACGGAACGCCGCCGCCATACCGCTACGGCTTCACGCCAGGCGGCCAATACGTCGATTTCTTCAACCTGCCGACGCTCTGCACCACGCAGCCCTTGAAGTTCCAGCGCCAGTCGGTATCTGTCAGCGTCAATAGCGGCTTGAACAGGGCGACGGGAGAAGCTGAAGCAGCACTCAAGAACGGGGACAAGAAGCAGGCGCAGGCTATCCTTGAGGGAGCGACAGGATGACGCGACCTAACGAGGACATCTGGCTCGACCGGGGAGAGAAGTGGGGTGGCCGCTTCACGCGGCATCCTGTTCTCTGGACGATAGCCATCGTTGTGGCTCTTTTCCTCGCTGCCAATTTCCTCGGCTTCTTCGGGAATTGGTTCAACGCAGGCCGAGAAATCGTCTCTCCCGCCAACGTCAAGAGCCAATACCACGCGGTTATCACCGACTGGAATGCGATGGAGGTTGCCGCCGAAAACGCCTGCAACGCCTCAAACAGCGGAAACGGGGAGCAAGGGCCGACGCTTCTAGAAGACCCTGCATTTGCCTACAAAGCCCAGTACCGGCATATCACCGTCGATTACAACGCGCGCCAGAACAACATCTTCGAGGCCGAACAAGTTGGGCCTTCAGGTTACCCGCGCGTTGCGCCAAGGCTGAGTCAAATGCAACGCCGAGTCTGCTAGCTACGTCAACTGAACCGGCCCATCGGACCTACGGGTTCGGTGGGCGGTTTGGTGGACACTGGAGGCGCGACACCGGGGTTCCACTGTTCTGGTCTGCGCTGTGCTATGCTCAAAGCCTTAGGTCTACTCAACGGTCTGTGATTACACAGATATCTCAAACAATCCGGGCCGTGGTCTTCGCGCTTAACCACGTCGAAGGAGCCATCGTCTTTGGGTTTGAGCCGGTAGCGCCGTAGCTCGCGGAGGAAGCTTGAGCAGTTTTCCCCGATCAACAGCAGCGGGTCGGACTCCCCTTCCTTGTCTCGGTGCTCCAGGCGGCGCATGACCTCGAAGTCTCCGCCCTCTTTGTCGTTGTTCGCCTTGGCCGTGGGGATGCCGGCGCGGTAATAAGCCATTCTCACCGTGTCGGGGGTCATTTCATCGCTGTTCGGGTCCTTCCTTCCGGTCAACGAATGGTTGCGGGCAGAGGGGTCGATCAGCGTGCATACGGGGGTGGCGTAGCCCCAGGCGTTGCGCTTCTCCCGGATGTGCTGCGCGGCGTTCTCAGGGATCGTGGCTTTTTCAGTCAGGTACAGCTCGTCGTAGATCAAGAAGCGGTTTTCCGGATCGATGCCTGCAAAGAGAACCGCTGTCGTGTTGTAGCCAGGGTCGATGATCTCATGAAGCTCAAGGCGCTGCACGTGATCTTTGCCCGCGTCTGAGCGCAGCCACTCGGCGTTGACGCAATGCAAGTCCTTGTCGAACATCGGGTAGACAAGGCCCTCCATGTGGAGGAACTCCCCGTCTTCCATGGCCCGCCTGACGAGTTCCGGGAGGCCCGCCATTGCAAGATCGATCTCCTCGGGGGGAATTGCGGGATTATCCCGCACGGAGGCCCTGACAACGAGCATCTTCTCGTCCAGCCAGACATTCTTTTCGACTTCCGGCCCCTTCTGTTCTTCGAACTCATCGAAGGTCCAGCCAAGGCCCTTGAGCGGGGTGAAGGTGAAGATCTCATAGCCTCGCGACTCCATGAGCCGCATCTTGCACTCCTGGCGAATCGCCTGGCCCTTCTCGCCGTCTGGCTCCTCGTCGTAGTGGCAGAAGTCGCGCGTAACGCCGCCGAACTTGGAAACGTCCTGCTCGTAGGAGAGAATCTCCAAGAAGGAGCCGTTGCCGAAGCTCAACCGATGCTCGCGCTGGGACCACGCCGTTTCCCACGAGCCGCCCTTGAATTCAAAGCTAGGGCACCAACGCAGCAAGGTCTCCACGATGGCTTGCAGGGGGAGGCCGAAGTCCGGGACTACGATGCGGCCGCGCACCGGAGGTTCCAGGCGCTTGAAGCGTTTCAGGTGATCCGGCACCGATTCTTTGTCGATGCATTGGATGATGTCGTCTATGCCGCCCCCCGCTGTCTTCCCTGAGCGGTTCCCGCCGAAGTAGCAGCGCAGCCGAGTCTTCGCTGCGTGGAAGGCATATTGCTTCGGATGCGGTTTGTAGCCCCAAAGCGGGTTGGCTTCAAGCGCCTGCGATATCTGAGCGATTTCCTGCTGGACGGCAGGATCGCTGAGAGCAGATGGATCGGTCGCTTCAATCCGTGGGGCTGTAGTCTGATTCATGATATTATGTCCATAATTCAACGAAGGGAGAGAACGTGGATCAAGAGTTGAAGGAGAAGATCCTTCGTCTCGTAGGTGAAGCTGAGGATCAACTAGACAACATTCGGGGAGAACTACAAGTTGAAGATCTAGATCAAGCGGGCATGGCCGCTGATTACGCTGCTCAATACGCAAGCGAAGCTGCCGCCCTCATCCCCTCATGAGACGCCTTCTCAACGTTGAAGTGATCTTGGGCCTGTTCTGCGTCGTGGCCCTCTGGATCGCAGTGGCAGATCCCTTCGGCTGGGCTACCTCGGAACCGGAAAAGCCCAATTGGCACAGCGCCAGTTGCTACAAGATCCCTGAGCGCTACCACGGCGGTCTCTACTGCTCAGACGAAGAGGTCGGAGGGAATCACGGCTATGTCAACCCAGGATCGATGGAATGGGAAGTGGAATGAACCACAATGGAATGTCCCAAGACATACGGACAAGAGCCGAAAACGAAAAGGCTGGAGAGCCTCTCTGCGCCCGCTGCGGAGGAACCGGGAACGAAATCTATTCGATGTATCGGAAATGCCGAGCTTGCAGCGGAACCGGCATTTCTAAACAGCCGCTTTCCCATAGGTCCGTTCCAAAGATTTGAGAATCGCGCCCTTATCCTCCGTCACGGCTTGCTTGTCAACGTTGATCCCGGCACCTAGCTGAGCCAGCTTTTTCAGAGTCCGATGGGCTTTCTGATTCGGCGTCAGCTTGATCGGGGATTTGGAGAAACCCGGCTTGTCTCTCGTCGCGGTTGCACTCGGATTCACGGTAGCTGTCGTGCCACTCGCCGAGAGGGTCATGCCGGGGAAAGATTCTGAGGTGGCGGAGGAGAAGCCGAGCTGGAGAGCTTGCTTCTTACCGAGACCCGGAACATGGCCGACGTTGTATTGGGCCAGATAGCTGGCTGAAGGAGCATCGTGCGGACCAAGGCCCCCTTTGCCCGAATCGCCCACGCTCGTGCCCCAGTATTCGTTGCCGATCTTCATGAAGGTGTGGCCGGCGTTGTAGAAAACCGTCACGGCTCCAGGACCGGGCTTCAGAACCTCTCCCATCGACCCTGACGTGAGCGGAGTCTTGAGGATGCCCGCTTTGCTCAGGACCCAAGAGACGGCACCGGAGCAGTCAAGGCCGGATGGAGCCGATTCGATAGAACCATGACCGCCGCCCCAAACGTAAGGGACGTGGCGCTTACTAAGCGCGCCAGCAGCAGCCTTGATCGCCTTGAAGCGGGTTACGACCTTCTTCGGCGCTATCCCAACGTTCGCTTGCTTACCAACCGCCAACCCAAGGTTAAGGGCTTTTCGCTTAGTAACGGCTAGCTTGCGCTGTTGCGCTGCCTTCAGCCCTCCGTGCTCGAAGGCCCTGACGATTGCATTGGCTTCCGGCTTCACTCCATCGTAGCGGCCCCGGTACTGTTCGGCGGGACGCTGCACATTAGCCGCCAGTTCCCCGGCCGTAGCTCCGCTCTGCGCTTTAGTCTCCGAGAAAAAGCGATCCGCTCCAGCCTTGACATTGCGAGGATTCGGATAGATCGAAGCGCGTTCCTGGCGCCAACCTTGCGAGTCGGATGTCCCTCCCGACAGGTTTTCGAAGTGACTCTCGACCAACCCAGTCTCAGCGGAGGCCAAAAGCTCCTTCGGTGTTGCGTGGGCCTTCTCCCCCCGGCGCAGCACCGTCCGCGCATTACGACTAGCGGCAGACGTCAGGCCCGGGAGTGGGCCGTTCGAGCGTCGTGCCTTCGATTCAAGTCGTTTGAGAGTCCCCGTGGTCTTCCGAACAGCCGGGGTCGTCACGAAGCCCTTACGATTCGTAAGTAGTTTCCCGCTACTCGAAGCTACTCGCAGTTCCTTCAAGCTCGGCGTTCCAGCCGTCTTGGCTCCCTGGAACTTCGGAGGTTTGTAGCTCGGAGGTCTCGGCGGGGCCAGTCCTGCTTGCACCTCTGCGCTCCGACCTCCGGCTTTGGACGATATCACCGTCTTCGTCGTCATCGGGGCGTTGCGTTTGCTCAAGGACGCGATAGAAGGCTGTGGGGTCGTCTGTGTAGCCCGTTGCTGGCTTCTACGGTGGAAGGCTAGGGCCGAGGCCTGCTCGGCCTCTACGCGGCTTACACGGCGTCTGGCAGCCTGTGAGCGCTGCTTGGCTTGAACTGCGGCACGTGGAGAGGGAAACCCTGAAGTCGTAACTTTCCCCGTGGGGCTGGTCGTGACCACACGGGGGGTGGGAGCCTTGATTCGCTTTGTGCCGGCCGGAGCGCGTTTCGCGGTCGAAGTCTTTGCGCCCTTGCGTCCAACCGTGGTCGTGCCGGAAGACGTTGAATAACTGTGCTTGGTACGGAAGGGCATCGACTAACGCCTAAGGGCAACGAGCGCCCAGAAACCCTCGTCAGTCAGCGCCGAGCGATAGCACGAGTCCCAGGTCCAAAAGCCAGCTTCATAGAGTTTCTTGCTCAGCGTGGAATCAAGCAACGCGTCGGCTTCGCTATTGGGCCGAGACCGCATCGCCCGCTCTAGCGTAACGCGCACCATCCCCTTCTCACGTTCGCCGTCCCTAACCATGCTTGAGCTTCTTCCTGCGTCGCTTGACCTTGCGAACGTGCTGGACATGGGGGATCTTTGTCCCGGCCTCGTCAGCGATCCAGCGCTGCGCCCAAGCAGCTCCTTCAGCCGCTTTGGCTCGAACCAGTCTGTCTTGAGCTAGGGATCTGCTTGGCATTGGAGTCTCCTGCAAGGATTGCCGCAGCTACATGGGAGCGCGTATCGTAGTCTTGGAACAGAACGGCGAGGAGATCCTCTCGGTCGATCCTATAGCGGTCGCGTTCTTCTTCTGCAACCGTGCACTGCCTAGAGGATTCCGTCCAATGCTTACGAGCTGCCAGGTCTTCAGCATTCATCTCTGAGCCTCGACTAGTCTGCGCTTCGCCTCACGGCGAGCTTCGGCCATCGTTGGCTGCGGGGTCCCTTTCAGAAGAGAGAAATCCCCACCGCGTCCCTCGTAGAGCTGCCGCGCCAGTTCCTCCACGTCCACGGCGTTCTCAGGGTCGCCTTCGGGGTTCTCCAGCTCTTCGCGGGCTTTCGTGTTCCGAATCTTCCTAGCCTTGGTCAAACCAAGCTTCACGCGAATGTAGTCGGAGGTATTGAGATTGGCTTCCTTGGCCTTGCGGTCGATCCGCTTCTTCTCGTAGACGACCACGGGGACCTTGAGAAGCTCGTTTCGAAGTGGCTTGGCCATCAGTCTCTCCAGCCACCCTTGTCGAGCATCCAGCGCAAAGGACGGTCGAAGAGGAACTTCAGAGGCCGTTCCAAGAACGTCACGTAGATCCAAAAGAGGGTTTCTCGCATGCGGGGAGTCTAGCGCAACGTGTCCACAATTACGACCAGCTCCCAGAGACCGTCATCACGCTCACGCCACTCCCCGACGTTGCGAGACTTCCCGTTCTCATCCTCGGTCTCAATGAAACGGCCTCTCTTCGTTCCTGGGCCGGGTGGGTCGGAGCAGACAATGCGAAGCTCTTTCACTGGAGCTTCTCTTGCAGGTAGCGGCGTATGGCTCGTGCCTTGAGGATGGCGATGCGCTTTTCCTCTTCGCTCTGCCCCTTGCGGTTCTTGTTACGCCCCAGGGCTTCTTCTTGAATAAGCGCTTCTTCTAGAAGCTCTCTGGAGTTCACGTCGTTCGGTAGGTCGTCGGATTGACGATCAAGGCGTTCTCAATCTCCCGTGGCTCGATCTTCTCAAGTGGCTTGCCTTCGCGCACGAGCTTCCAATCCTCTCCTGACTTACGTCTTGCCTTAATCCCAGACCAGCGTTTCTGCTTGTCGCGATGCAGTTCCGTGTTGCGCTCATAGAGAAAGCGAAGGAAGGTCTCGCGGGATTCCGGATCTACTGCCGGTGGCTCAGCCTCTCCAGCGATCTCCGCCTCGATCTGTTTGTGCAGAGTCGCTGCCTCCTCCGGGGTGGGTACCACGTCCTCAGGTACCTCCGGGTCCGGTACCAATTCCAGGGCCGCTCGCTCCAGGTATTCGCCGAAAGCCAACCCTTGGTCCTTCGCGAAAGCTTCGATCCTTGCCTTGTTGGTACCAGTCGTCCTGAACTTGACCTGCTTCTCTTGGTTATCCATGGTACCAGCGTACCAGGTACCAGGTCTGTTGGTACCACCCGTTATTGGTTCTGGGCTTGTGCAACCGGGGCTAAAGGTGCGGGAGAACGAACCCGCCAAAGACAAAGCCTACGACTGCAAGCGTGTTGTAGAGCCAAAAAGGAAGTGTAAACATTGTGGACAGATTATAGCCTATTGCATCCCAGCTTGTGCATGACCGGCCTATAAAAGTAATAGCCACAGCGCCCACGGCCCCCACTCCCCCGCCCCCCCCTATGGCTTGCTAGAGCGGTTTGAGCTATCCGCGCCAGATCTTCGGGCGCTCCATGCGGCCACAGCGTGAGCAAGTCGCGTATGGCATGCGATCAAGGCGCAAGCTTATGCGTGCCACGTATCGGTGCTTACAGCGCTTCACAGGTACAGGATAGCCAGGTACGCAAGCGCTGTACCCAGGGCCGTAAGGACCGCGACTAGCGCAGCACAGGCGCATGGTTCAGCTACTGGACCCAGTCTCATCTGGCTCTGTAATGCGGGTTAGGGCTGGCTATGGCGCTCCTGGCACGTAGGAGGCGGGCTTCTGTCAATGGCTCTGTGACTACGTTTGCGCCGCACGTTGGGCACGGGAGTTTGGCGACCAGCAAGGGTTTGAGGCTGGCCACGACTGGATACCAGCTCCTCCCTTTGCACCAGCTACAGCTCTCTTTGCTCATGCCTAGATACCTCTCAGACGCTCTGTAAGACGTTCTAACGGCAATCGAGGTACCAGGGGTAGGAAGCTATTCATTTGGCTCTAGGAGTGGGTTAGAGAGGATTTAGATACACGAGACAGAGGATATGTGACCGAATAGCAACTCTTTAATGCTGCTCTCGCCTTCTACGTAGCTCTTGCACTATCAAGTTATCTACGGCCTTTGCCTCTGACTTCCCTTGATGCTTAGGAAGGATGAAGACTTTCTTACTTAGCTTGTGAGAGTGCGCGAGGAAGTTCTTCTGCGCGTCTGTCGGCTCGAAGTCGTTGAGATCCATGCTCAAAGCGCTTCAGAAAGGCGTTTGAGAAGAGGCCACGCGATTCTGGTAGCCCGGACTTGCGCTCGGTTGACCTCAATCAGCCTATTCCGCTCCCAGCGCAAGGAACGGCATTCGCGCAGTAGCTTCGCGCGTCTTTCTCTCTCCTCACTCATAGCCTCAATCCTACCAGCAAACCGCTCTGTGTTTGCTTTTCCTTGGTCTAGGGTCTACAGTGTGTAGAAGACGATAACTAGCGAGGAGGACAAAATGCGCTATCAAGTTGAACTAGGCCCACTAGGCTTCGTCGTGCGCGACACAAAGACTGGAAAGCCCATGCTTGCGCCTCAAAGCGCGCTAGGCGCACGAAGCGACGGCTTGTTCTCAGGCCGTCCGCAAGCTCGTCTCTACGCGGAATCCCTCAACCATGCTTGACCAACGCTCGCTGGCCGAGAAGAGCGCCGACCTGGAGCTTGAGATCGTTCGTGAAGAACTGCGGATCGACGGAGAAGAGCTTGAAAAGGAAGACCTTTCAGAGGTTGAAATCCTCGGAGCCTTCTGCGAACAGCTCGAAGAACGGCTCGCTCATCTGTACCGCGAGCTTTACGAGATCGGAGAAGACTAATGCTCAAGGTCAAAAACCACATGCAAGCTGACGCGCTACGAGACATTCTCAAGCACGAGTCAGCGCCGATGGAGATCGCCACGAAGAGTTTGGATGGGACAATCGTTGTCTCGCTCCCGAAAGCCAATCGCGTGATGTTTATCGGCTCAGACGGAAACGTCAGTGGCTAGACACCAACGTTTCTCGCAAAGCCTCTACAGAGCGTTCTAAGACCAAGAAAGGACAAGACAGTGCCTGACACTCAGAAGACAACAAAAGGCGTTAGGGAGGCTCCTACGGCTTCTCAAGCACATCTCCACGTGTGGGGACCCGTTAAGCATGTGAAGGCTGGGGATTCGAGCAAGAGCTTCGGCGTGCGCGCTTGTGAGTGCGGAGCGCTCGCCAACGTCAGCGGGGCCACCGCTTACGTGCCGGCCACCACAGAGCCTCGTTACACCGTCGAGCTGACGACTGAGGGGTGGCAGATCCGAGACAACAGCGCGGGCTTTAAGCGGGGAGGCGTTACGGGGCAAGCTCTGCTCATCCACGTCTTTGGCTCGAAGAAAGGCGCTGAAGACGAAGCGCGCCACATGAACCGATGACTCGCTCGGATGCTCTAGGCATCCTTCTCGGAGTCTGCGTGATCTTCGTCCTGGTTCATTGGATATGAAGACATGGCGAAACTGGTTCCTAGGGGCGTGGGGCTACGGAAACGTCGTAGCCATCCTCGCCGGGACCGGAGTGCACTTGACTGCCCTGTTGCTAGTTGGCCTTTGGTCAAGCGCGATGCTGATTCAACTCTGCGTCACCTTGAAGGAAGAAGATTCATGAGCGAGGAGCCCACCGCTGAGAAGATCAGGGCCGAACTGAGCCGTATCGGCTACGAGAAGGTCAAGGCTCGCGGTGCGAAGAACAAGAACGCTGTTGAACTCAGGCAATGGCTGCTTGAGGCTCGGCACAACCCAGAGGTATCGATGAACGAAGCGATCAAGCTGGCTGGGACGTATTGGTCCGTTGCCAAACACCTAGGGCTACTGGAGGAGAAATGACGTTTGAGCCAAAGCGCAAAATCGCCTACAACATCGCTGGAGAGCCTTGGGGCGAGTCATGGCTACTAACGACTGAGGAAGCGCGGATTGCGCTCTACGCTCTTGGCGCTATGTCCTACTACGACGAGGATGCGGCAGCGCTCTGGGCAGCCCTCCTCGATGGAGTGTTAGCCGGCTGAGTCCTCAATCTCCTCGGCGTCGTCTCCAAAGAAACGCGTCTCGGCTCCGTAGTAAGGCGGTTCACCTACGTTGATCGAACCGTCTGGGTACTTCCGCGTCAGCTTGTCGAAGCCACCTTCAAGAGCGCAGAGACACAGATGGGGACCATCGTGGCCACGCTCTAGCTCACAGCCGTGGGAGTTCCAATAGACGCGGCAGGGCTTCACTCCGCGATCTCCTCGGCTTCGCCCTCAAGCTCTTCTCCAGGCCAAACCACGCGGATGCCCTTGTTGGCCAGGTTGGCGATGTTCTGCGTGATGTTGACCTGAACCGTAGGCGTCTGCTCTCCATCGAGCTGCTGGCCCTTGTCGGTATGGATCGCTGAGCCTAGGCCGGCTTTGCCCTTCAGAGTCAGTTCAGCCTCAGGCTTAAGCTCTCCGGCCTCAAGTTTGGCTTGTAGGCGGGTGGTGACCTGTTCCTCAAGCTCCAGGTCCCTGATGGCCGCTGCGTGGTGTTTGTCAGCGAGGAATTCTTTAACGTCCTGAGCCCGCTTGACGCGGGCTGCGCGGTACTTGTCGGGGTGCTCGATACGTGCCCAGCGTTTGAGGCGCGCCACGGTGGCCGGGAAGCCTTCCAGCTTGAGCTGACGTTCAGTAGCAGCGAGGTTACCTGCGTTAAGGGCCAAGGACTCCATTGCATGATCGACCTCGGGGCCAGTGAAGTTGCGCTGCATGGTCGTGTTCATGCGTCCACTGCCAATTGCAATGCGAGGAGGTACGTCCCCCACGCACCGTCCAACTCATCGCCTATAGCTGAGTGGAACACAGGCCACTCCCAACTGGCGTCAACGAGCCAGCGCTTACGTTCTACCCAAGGTGGAACCGATAGATCTCTCATGGCCACGATCCTATCTCAAACTTTCCCTTTCCCAAACTTTCCTCGACATGATTAGTAAAAGCAACTCGATATGCTCAGCCTCGGTTAGTTTACGGACCCTGGGAGTTGCAGATTTCAGCCTTAGCGGGGGGATGGCTGCCGCTCGGGCAAGGTCGCCAATGATGGACCATGAGGTTTTCATACCACGATCCTATCGCAGGACGTGGACACAAGGCAAGAGAAACGGAATCCCCACCGAAACCGTTGGGCCAAGACGCCTCTTTGGTTGCCCAGGCGTGTCCTAGCTCCCACTCACTCAGGAACGCGCCCGAGAGTCGGACCATTGTATCGAAAACTCCACCGCTCGCGGATCAACGGCGAGGAGGCTCTACGAGCGGTGGCATTGCGGGAGAGAACCGCAAACATATGAGTCGGGGAAGAACGGACGACTCATCAAGACGGACGTTGTGGCGCTTCCGTTTGGACCTACGCGCGATAGCGGTCGAGAGCTTCCCTGCGACAACGCCAAGGCAGATTCTACTGGAAATTGAGGCAATGCACCCAACTGCCGGGTGCCCCCAGCTTCCAAGAGCCCTGAACAAGCAACTCCCCCTCGCTATTGGTTATTCACGAGGATGCGCGATCTTATGGCGCTCCAGCTAGTGCAGAAACATAGCAGTTCGGTCAAGCCGAGGGGACTAGAAGTGCTAGCAACTGGTCGCGAACCTTGATCGCATCTTGCAGGTGGCGCTCCGTAGCGGCACTGGGAGGCAGTATGTCTGCGCCCTCCGCAATCAAGCCTTTGAATACGTCGCCGGGAAGCGTCAACGTAGGGGGTATAGAAGCAGCGGCTTCCTCCAGCTTCTCCCATTCCCAGATGTCTCCTGCCTTCATCCGAAGCAGCACAGCGCCATTAAACGTCTCTTGGCGAATCCAAACATCGATCAGATCCGTGCCTGGACGCCATTGCGTTACGACCTTCATCCGTTTGGCCCTAGCGGGGAATCGGGCTGTATCGCACCCAGGAGACTCATCTGGTCTTTCTTACGACGCTTCGCTCCCGCTGCCGGATGAGCTATCAGCTTAATCCGTTCGTCTTCCTGACCATCGCGGTAGACATCGACCTCGTAACCTCTGGCTCGCAGGTCCATTGCTATTGCTGGCAAACTTGCCCAGCCGTTTTCATGGAAGACCTCGGCTAGAACGCCGTCTGCTTTGCTCTCGGCCGTATTCAGGAGTTTCACGACCCCTGAAACGTTGGTTAGCTCTTTCGTCAGAGCCTGCGGGACCCAGCCGCCTGCTCCATCGTCCTTGTAGGGCTTATGGAGCGGCATCTACGAATTCGACCTCGTCTATCGTCCAGCTCAAACGCTTCTCTAGGTATGGAAGATCCACGTCCTTATCCATCGCATCCATATCGCCCAGCGCGTTCAGCACCGCTACGGCAGCCTCAACGAGATCCTTAACCTCTCGGGTCATACTCCATCACCGAACTCCTTACGGAGGCTCTGACAGGCGGAAATCGAAGACTTCAGGTTGCTCATCCAGAGCTTAAGCGCGTCTATGCGAGCCTTCTTAGACTGATACTCGCCCCAGCGGAGCGGATCTTTGGCTCTGACGCGCCTCTCTGCCATCGCCTCACGGATATCGGCGGGTGGTGGCTTGCGCTCGTGTTCTATCGCGTCATCCCAAATCGAGAGCTTCTCTTCGTCCACAGCGATCTTGTAGACAATCCCGATCCCTTTGTCTCCGTAGAACTCGTTAGCCAATTGGCTCAGCTCGAAGGCCGCTGCGTGCATGCCCCTACCCGCCTGGTCTAGATCTTCGATGACTTTCTGGCCAGAACGAGGTTCATACGGCTTCTCATCGGAATTTGCATTCACTCTCCACCAATTTCCCAAGGCCAGAAGTCCTTGGCCTCAATAGCCTCCCCTTGGCGGAAGAACGCGACAGAATCCCATACAGGCTTCTCTTTGTCAGAAATCGTGATCTGCTCAACCCGACACTTGCCAATCCAACGGGACACCATCCTCGCCACTTCCTCGGCTTGTTCCCGGTGCGCGAATTGAGGACATTCGGAAGATCCCTTAGGCGGCGCTATCAGATAAACCTTCATCGAAACAGCCGTTCGTTCTGATCGGTCCACGCGGCGTAGTCGTCCAGCGGCCTTTCGTGGCGCGCTTCTTCTTCTACGCGGCGCTGTGAGCGCTCGTCTGCGAAGAGATAGGGGAGCATAAGAACGTTGGAGAACCCCGAGCCAGCTTTCTTCTGAGCCTCCGCCCAAGCCACGTCCTCTCGCGCTACTCGTTCCTCTTCGGCCTGATCTGCTGCTTCTTGCTCAGCTTGGTCCTTCTCCCAAGAACTCACTCGGAAGCCCCCGACAACTTCGTCAAGGCGTCCTCAACAACATCGCGAACGATGGCCTTGCGCATATCGAAGGTAGCGCCCTCTGTCAAAGGGGCAGTCGTGCTAGCCCAAAGCGCGCCGGATTCAGGGTCTTCCACGTTGGCTCTCAACCAACCATCAGCCTTAAAAACCTCAACCGTGAGCTTCATGCCGCTCTCCTCGCCGTCTCGTTGATCCTCGATTCCAGCTTGCTCAAGACCTTCTCGATCTTTCTCTCGGCAAACCGAAGTTCCGATCCAAAGGTACCACGGCCATGTAGGAGCGGGTTGTCCCGGATGCGGTCCAAGGCTCCTTTGACCTCTGCGCGGTGGCTTCTGAGCAGTTGAAGCGCGGGATCAGTGCTCTGTTTCTTGAAACGTTCCTGGTCGGCCCTTGAGACTTCCTCCCCAGGGCCTCTAAGGGCCGCTCCGGGACTGTGGGTATACCCAGACGCCTCAGAGGCTTTGACAAGCTCAGCGCCCACGAGATCGTCTCTCAGGCCCTCCTCGTACCCTGCGCTGCGAGTCCTGGCGCGTAGGAGCCTTGGTCGGTCGTCTTTCGTGACGTAGAGGAGAACTTTTTCCTCTGGGTCGGTCTCGTCCACTCCAACTAGCGTGATCCCGACTTTGGTCGAGAGCTTAAAGAAGGTCCCCACTGGCTCATACCAGTCTTTGAGGACCGTGATCCTTGGATGTTCCCCCGCAAACAGAGCTTTGCGCTGCGCCCCCGTCAAGGGCAGGCTCATGGGCGAAGCTCAGTGGGGAACTCGGACCAGGGAATAGGTTCTCCGTTTTCCCTGGTCGGTTGCCACGGCTTGCCTTTCAGACCCTCCCAAAAAGCAAGGAATTCTTGATGCCGCATAGACGTAGTCCCCAGCAATTCTCCGGTCTTCTCTGGTCCACTAAACCAGCGGATAGCCCAAAGAAAGTCTTCGTTCAAAGGAACAGCTTCAATCGACTGAGCCTCGTCCGGAATGGCTGGAACCAGTTCCTCAAGTTGCTGGCGGGTTGAGGAGGGGGTCAAGCGCCTTCCTCGGCGAATCGCAAGAAGGCGTTCAGTCGTTCCAGGGTTTCCACTGACCCAGATGCAGCGCCGCAGCCGAAGGAATTCCCATTGCCTGAAGCCTGAGAGTCGCGCTTGGCATTGCGTTCTCGGCGAAGTTCGTCCTCAATCCAATCTTCTATCTCAGGTTGTCTTCGATACGCCCTACTAGCCACTTTCGCCATAAGACTTGATCATCCTCCTCGCCTGGAACTCTCTCGGCAAACGATTCCATCTTGGCCTTGTCTCTGAAGATAAGCTCGAAGTCGTCATAGCGCTTTAAGCGACCGTTCTTGAGTTCCTTCGTGCCTGGATCATAGGTCGCACCGCAGATGGCTTGCAAGCAGCCTACAGGACCAACGCGCTTCAAGTGCGGCTTGAGCAAATGAAACTCCTCAGCGTCGAAGCGCTGGCCTTCGTGATTACAGGCGAGCGCATACCACTGGAAAACGCCTTCTCCCTCGTCCCAAAGCAGGTCCTTACGCGCATCTACCTCGATATTGCGCTCTAGCTTCGTGATCTTGGCCTTGTGAAGGCGGTTCTCCTTCTCTAGCTGAACGATCACATCCTCCCGCGTTTGACAGGCGGGGCATGTAAGGACCTCGCCAGTCTCGGGATGGACGACGCCGAGGAGGGGCCGGCGGCTCACGCCTTGCGCCAGTCATCCAGAACGACCCGTAGTTCCTTGAATTGCCGCTCGCATTCCCACTTATCGCGGAAGTAGTCGCTCGCGTAGTCCCAACCCTCTTCGGCTAGATCTAGCGCCTCTTCGAGCATCTTCTGGTGCATGACATCCAAAGCTTCTGAGAGCTTGCGCTCGCTCACGACCACTTCGCTTCGGTTTTGTGCTGATGACGCAACGCAGCGAATAGCCGAGGATCTGCGCCTAGACGATCGAGCAGAGGCCAAAGACCGCGCAAGCTCTCAGCTTCCCGATGCACCTTCACAACCTTCATTTCCCAGTGTTGCAGTTGCTCTCTCGCGCTCATGCTTTGCAGAACTTCTCTCCATCCCAGCGCCATTCGGGCCAATAGGGATGAAGGTCACCGGGTTGTAGATTCTTCTTCGGCCTTAACTCCTCCACCGGAGTCTCGTTTGCTTCGCCGTCGAACCGTAGCTGCGTCTCCTCCACCGGCCTTCCCTTTCTCCATAGGTTGACCTATTCCCTGGCGTCCCACCCCGGCGCCGCGAACAGGGAATAGCTAAGCAATAGCTATAGAAGCTCTTGACTGGATTAGAAGTGCAATCCCCGGCAACGTGGGAAATCCCCGAGAGAGCCAGGGGCGCCAGTCACCAAACCTCACGGCCGCGCTATGCCTCCTCTCTCGGTTCTGCCTCGCCATTGGCACGTCAGGTCTTATTGCCCGCCACCACTCGCAGAGCCTTGTGTGCTAGCGTTCTCCCTAGAAGTCTCCGTTCTCGGTAGCACGGTACGGACTCTTTGAGAGGGCGTCCTTCGGGGCGCCTTTCTCATGAGGTGCAAGCTGCTTCTTGTGAGCGGCCTGAGCCAAGCCTTTCCAGGTCTTGGGGTCGTCGCCGGGCCACTCCCGACCCTCCTCAAGCCGCCAACGGGCCATCTGCGCAGTCTCAGGCATCTGCCTTGTCCTTCGACTCTTCCGCCGCAGGCTCCTCGACCTTAGCCCGGCTCTTGACGAACAACTCAGGAATCATTCGAGCTTTCGAATGCGAGTTCCTGATCCCGCCGGTGCAGTAGCCACGCATGACCTTGCGTCCTGCCAAAGGCACTTTCCCGATCTGCTTGCACTCGGGGCAAACGAGAAGGAAGGTATGAAGGGCGTGAACGCGAGCCACTCGTGAGAGCCTAACAAATCGGCCCGCCACCCTCAACTTCGAGAGCAACGGGCCAGTCCCATCGTCGTCAGCGGGGCGTAGATAGCGCTTAGACGTCTCTCCGTAGCTCCTAAGCGGCGTTCTCGTCTTTTGAAGGGGTAGGTGGCGGGTCGGAGTTAGCGGGGCTTAGATCGCTCTTTTGCGAGTCCATCCGTTCTTGAAGCTGCGCTAGCTTCTGATGCGCTCGCTCAGATAGACGACCCCCAGGGAAGGCATCTGCTAACGCAGCTTCGCGGCCGTTCATCAATCAACCTCCGGTCTCTGGGGCCTCGTAGAGCCTCCTACGACTCGCTCTGCGTAGTCGGCCGCAGCAGCCTCCCGTCCATCCCCTAGCACGGTGCCTCTGATGGAAGCCGAGTAACCTCGCAGCCATGCGGTTTCGAGTTCTTCTCGAAGCATTGGAACGCCTTCTTCAAGTAGCTGATCTTCGATCTCTTTTTCAGTTTTCATGAGAAGCCACCCACTTTTCGATTCGGGCCAGGAGGATCGCTCCGGTGCCTAGCTCAGTCTGAGCGTTGGCTATGGCTTGACGGAGGCGTCCGTCCTCTTCGACCTCACAGCGTGGGCCGCTGCCGCTCAACGCGGCCTGCCGGGCCTCCAACGCTTCCTCGGCGTTCGTAAGAGCCTCGCTGTCCTCTCGCTGCCACTCCTCCAACCAGGGCCTTAGCTGGGCTACCGGGAAGAGTTCTCCGAGAAACCCCCCACCCCACTCTCCTTTGTCCTCTCGCTGCCAGCCGATATCGCCTAGGAGATTAGAGAGGGCTGCGACCTTGCGAGCACAAGTCGATGCCTCGGACGGGCGAGGATCGTCTATAGCGCCGCCGTTGGCCAAAAGGCTGAGCTTATCCGCGTCGCCTTCTATCGAATCCAAGGCGTGGCCCGCGACGTGGTCCCTCTCCTCACGACTGAGGCGGAAGGCTTCTCCTCGTAGATTCTCTGGCCGCATAGCCTCTCCCAGGGTCTCGATATTCAAGATACTCGGCTTGAGAGCCATGCGGCCCTCCTGCCTTCTCATCTCGTGATGTTCTTTCCAATTCATGCTCAGGCCTCCACGGGGCGGCCGGTGGCTCGCACGGTTTGCTTCAGCGAGTCAATTTGACCGACGCTCAGGCCAAAGCCGGCCTCCCCGTCAATCAATTCCGCGATCTGGTCAAGAGCCACGGTATCGGTCATCGTGGCCCGGAAAGCGTCCGAGGGTTCATAGTGCTTTTGCCAAGCTCCACGTTTCTGTTCACCGCCAATGACTTCAAGGGCGCCAGCTTTCGCCAGTTCCACGACGTGGTAGCTGATTGAGCTGAGCGACCGTCCTAGTTGGTCAGAAGCCGCCTTGGCGGTCAGGGCGTCCCCGTCTTCCTTTGCGGCTAGTTCCTCAGCCAGAATCATGATCTGGCGGCGTAGTGGAGTACGACAAGCGTCTACGAGAGCCATTGCGTTCTTCTCGGACCTAGGCATTGCGCTTCACCTGATCTTGTTGGCGATTAACTTCTCGCCACGCCAAGGCGTGTTTGATGATCTTGACTTTGGCATGAGCGATTCGCTCAGCCTGTTCCGCCTCATGCTGACGGTCGATCAATTCCACTCCGTTCAGGTTAGGCAGCTCCGTAAAGACCCTTGTAAGTTCGTCCATTGGTTCTCTCCCAACGTTGTTGGTCAGTGCTTCTCAGACCATACAGATTGAGGAGGAACTGTCAAGAGCTACAGAACAAAAAAAGAACCGCCCCCGAAGGAGCGGTTCTGAGAAGCGAGTGCCTGTCTGTATTCAGGCTATCAAAACGGGAGTTGATCGTCCTCTTTAGGTTTCGTTTCTCCCTTGGCCGCATCGCTGATCGCAGCGGTCTTTTCGTCTAGAACGCAGGCGAAAGCCTCTAGGTCATCTATCCGCGTCTGAACATCTACGGAGTTCTTGGCTTCAGTCGGCCCTAGCGGCGTGAAGCTATGAGCCGCTACGAGGAGATTGTGAGCGTGTCTCGCTCCCGCGATTTCAGAAGCAGGGCGAGGCTTGAAAGTGTCGCCGCCCTTGGCTCCAACGCGTTCAGAGCCCGCGTAACCGGCTATATCCTTCTTGAACCTCGGAGGGAAGTCCGGGTTCCTGTTTGGCGTGATGTCCCCTGAGAGCGTTTCTCCGGGCTGTGGCGGCGCTGTCGTAGGCTTCTGGTTCATCTCCACGTTGTGGACAATTCCAGAGCCAGGGGGAGCCTCTTCCAGTTCCAGGGAATAGGTCTTCATCGGGCCGTACTGCCCCGACCAATCTTCCTTGAAGTCCGCTCGTACTACCGAATAATCTTTAGGCATTCTCAGGCTCCGTTCGGATACAGACGATGGAGGTTGGAGGCGCGTAGAGATCGCCCTCCTTCCCTTTCGGGGTATCCCAGCGGCCCTTCACGTCGACCCAGCCGTCCTCCTCCCAATTGAGCTGCTTGGCATAGAACTGCCATCCGTTCATCAATACGATTCTCTTAAGCAACGGTCTCTCCCTCTCTAATCTCGCCTCTTTCGAGGTTCTCATTGGCTCTGTCGCATGCGAGCAGGAAGCACTCCTGCGCGGTTACGAGGAGGCTCTCTAGTCGCTTGTCGTCTCGGCTCAGACGCGTGAGGTACTTGCTTTCCTTGGCAAGTGTCTCGGAATGCCGCGAGAGCCTTTCCATTCTCAGTCGATTCATGGACACAACCTAGCAGTTGCCTGCGGATGGAAGTTTCGTATAGGGTCGAGGACATGGCGTGTAAGGGAGAGCGTTTAAGCAAAGCGCAGCGCAAGAAGCTGAGCCGCTTGGCGATTGAGCGATACAAGCGCGTCAGGGGCGAAGAAGCGCAGGGAGAGCCCACCCATAAGCGCTGCAACAAGTGCGGAGAGCTAAAGACGCTTGAAGACTTTTATTGGTTCAAGCGCAAGCTAGCCTCTGGGGAAGTTACGCGCTACCCCCAGTCCCGTTGCAAGGAATGCGATGTTGAAGTTCGCAAACGCAATTGGGAGCGGCTTCGTGCCGAAGGAGTAGACCTAGCGGCCTTAAAGCGACGCTACGAAGCCAACGAAGACCAAAGCAGGCGGCGCCAGCGTTGGCGGGAAAACCAGGCGATTCTGCGGCGCAAGCAGGGGAGAAGGGCAAAGGAGAGGCCTGCGGCTCTCCCGAGGAGAGGGGAAACTCTCCCACTAAAGCCCATAGTCGAATTGCTTGAATCAAAGCTGGATCTAGACGTTGAAAACGCTAATCAGTTCGCCAGCAAGGGACTCGCTGCTTTGGGAGAACAAAGCGGCATTTCCCAGCGTCGCATCTGGGGGATCTTGCACGGAGAGTACAAACGCGTATCTCTCTCGACGGTGGATAAACTCTTGCATGGGCTCGGCCTCCAGCACATGCTGCCGATTCTCTATCCAGAAGAAGTCTAGAACGAAGAAACCGCCCCGCCCTTTCGAGCGAAGCGGTTAATCATTCGAGCAAATGAGCTGGTCTCAACCGTAACCCGCGAGAGGCGACTCAGCCGGAAGAACTTACCAGATTGTGGTCATATGTCAAGGCCACTCTGAAGGTTCCAGCCAACGCAGCTTCCCTCTTGGGGGCCACCACGCAAGAATGGGCTCCCAGCCCGCTTTTTCCGCCAAAGAGAGCAACGCTTCGCGCTTCTTTGGACCGAAGTTGTTAAAGGGACCGAACTTCTCATCGTCAGCTTTGACCTCTATCGCAAGGGTCGTTCCTGCCATGCCGGCGACGAGGTCGATACAGCCCAGCGATCCCGCTGCACGGACCACAGCCCAGCCTTCACCCTCAAGCTCTTCTCGAACTTGACGCTCTCGCTTTATCCCGAGCGCTTGGCTCACCGCACAAGCAAGACTACGATCACGACGATGAGCAGGATGACAAGCAACGTCGTTATCACTTGCGAAGACCCCTACCAGCCTGGTTTCTGGCCACGCCGATCCCGCCACCACCCGCACTCGTAATGCCCCAGGCAGCTAGAGCCTGGAAGATCGTGATATCGCCATTCAAGTAGCCGATCAGGGCGAGGATGCCACCGCCGAGAGCCGTAACCGTCCCGACGGGAAGATCGTCAAGCAGTTTCGTCAGTTGATTCATCAGTCCCCCGTCCTATCCTTGTGAAGTTTGTAGCCGGCGACAAGAGCTTGAAGCTCCAAGGCCATCCGCATGGTCCGAAGCGGATTAGAAGCGCCTTCCAACCAGCTCCGATCAGCGTTGAGTTCCTGCATGTTTGTGTTCATAGCCGCATCCTATCCGTAGAAGACATAGCAGCGGTAATCCGAATCCCCAAAAAGATCGATTATCCCGTAGTCCACCGGAGCTGAGCCATGTCCGGCGGTGCGCTCACCAGGGCCTATGTAGGCCTCTACGTGGTGGCCCGTGCCTTCGCCGTAAACCACATAGCCCCAGCCCTTCTTCTTCATCTTGGCCTCGGAGTCCAACTTCCAGCCGTCGTGCTGGCCAGTCAGGGTCCCAGTGTAACCGCCGGTCCAGTTGGCTCCGTTGGGGTCAGGCAGACCAGCCGACCAGGCCATTCCGGTCACGTACTGAGAGCAGTCAGAGCGCTCGCCGTAGGAGGGGCCTGGATGGATCTCGTGGTTAATGTCCCAACTACCCGATTGTGAGTAGAAGTTTCTTCTAATGCTCGAAGAGCAGTTGACAACCGAAGTGAGGCAGGCGGTGCGCCACCGCTGTGCGGCTGTACCACCCGCGACCTTGTTACCAACGATGGTGACACCATGCTCTCGCTGGTATTTGGCAAGCTCAGCTTCGATCTTGTCTTTGCGAGTCTCAAGGCCCTCGATCTTCTGAACGGTGGTCTTGATTTTCCCCCGCCAGTAGATCGCCCTGTCGTGCTCTCGATTCCCCTTGCGCCTGAGCTTCGCGGCTTCTAGGTCGAGAATCCCGGCGCCCGTGGCATTGAAGCCGCCTTCTGCTCGCGCCTTGTCAGCCGCTGTTTCCGCCCTACGCGCTCGCGCCTTGGCTTTGTCTTCGCGCTTTCTCGCCGCCTTGTAGCGCTTACGTGCCTTGGTGAGCTGCGCTTGGTTGCTCGTAAGCTTCTCGGCGATGCGTGCGAGTCTGGCCTTGAATCGAGCCATCAGGGGATCTCCAATTCGATTTTGACTTCGGGGGGATCTAGCTTTGCTTCCACGGTTGCCGGCGCGGAGGAACTCGGACGTTCCGGTTCTGCTTCTTGAACCACGTTGGTCCCTGGTGCGCCTCCATCGGATTCCTGCGGCATCGGTTCTACCGGAATGGCCTCAGGTTCTTTGGTTTGATGTTCAGCCCCTCCCTGAGGCGCTGCGGGGGCGCTGGGAACCAATTCAGGCTTCAGTTGATGGGGAACCCCGGATTCGTCTATGCCGGCGTGAGGGGGCCGAGAGACGCCTGGCAAGAAACTTCCTTGTTTATCCTTCGGAGTATTATACCCAGGGGTATGAGAGACGGGCTCTCTCAACTTCGGAGCGAAGTGCTGAAGGATTTCGTGGATCTGCCTGAGCGCTCTGCGGACCTGGAGACCGACCGGTGGAAAGCCGGGAGCGCTTTTGCATTCGGAGCCTCGCGCTAGACGTAGCGTCTGCTGCTGAGCTTGCATTCTCGTGAGGAAGTGGCGAATGGGCTCAACCTGGCCGCTCGGGGTCAAGCTGCGAAACCTGTAGCTGTTGGCGGTGTTCTGGACTTGAGCGCAAATGATCGCGTGCTGGCTCATGACCGCCTTTTCGATCTCTATCTGCGCATGTTGAATCCGCGCCTCGTTGCTTTTCTGAGTCGGGTTGACTGAGAAGAGGATCAGGCCGACCGCTACGAGGAGAGCGAGGATCGTGATCGCTGCCATGCCTAGGACTACGGGAGGGCGTCTCATTTCCTGCGTCTTCCCTCATACCATTGAGGCTTGGGTAGTCCTATGCCTTCAGCCAGCTTGCGAACGGATAAGGGGACAACCTCCTCGTAGGTCGGCCTTCGTCGTTTGAGGATCATCGGGTGGCCCCTACGACTATCGCTCCTACGAGTAGCACCGCCAGACAGGAAAGTATGAGCAATACGATGGGCGGCGTCTTCAAGAGTTCCTCGTAGATGAGATTGGCTTCTCGCTTAAGACGGCCGCGATAGTTCATTTCTGAATCGCCCTGGCTCCCACGATACCGCCAAGCGCTACGCACAGCGAGCCGATGGCTCCCACTAGGACCTCCGGTTTCGCTCCAATCAGCACGGCGACTGGAAGGAAAAGTGCTAGGTACAGAATTGCGAGGGTCAAGAGGATGGGGACCCAGTCTCGGCCCGGTTGTTTGTTTGGCTGTTGGCTCACTCATGGTCCGCCTATCGATACCCCGTTAGGACCACCGATACCGATACCACCGGATGAGCCACCGATCCCGGTTCCGCCCCCACCGATTCCGATTCCAGTTCTCCCGCCTCCGACGCCTGCCCCGCGCTTGATCTTGCGGGGTTTGACCGATGGCCCTGTCTTCCAGGCGTCCTCTACGGCCTGAAGCAGCTTGGACTGGAGTTTCGTGAAGCCTCCTGAACCTCCGCCTGGGTAGAAGGGCGACTCAGCTTCTTTGACTTTGGCCGATCCCTTTTCAGAAGCGTGGATAGCAGCTAGAACTTTGGGCAAAAGCTCAGGCTTTGGTTTCCCGTTGTTTCCGTAGAGCAGTTCCTGAACGAGCTTGTTGTCGAAGGGACCGGGGATCTTCCCTTTGCCGTACTTCAGATCGAAACTCTTGGAGAGGGCTTCTGTGGCTCCGAACTCACGGCCCGTCTGCGGGAGCAGAGGCATTATCCCCGAACGAACGTTCTTGTTCTTATCAAGTTTTTCGTAGGCCTGGGAGGCCACTGAGCGCCCCGGTCCTCCCAGTGCCTCCAGAGCCCTTTCGCCAAGGCCCTCGCCACCCAGCCCCGGGAGCTTGGCACGTAGTGGATAGGGCAGGCCAGTGATCTGTTCCAAGGCAGCCCATCCCTTCGGGTTCGAGGTCTTCTCTCCAGTGAAGGCTTCGACCCCGGTCAGCCCCGTGATGGCTGCGCTGATCGCAGGATTGGCGGAGCTTAGGATCGCGGCAGGGTTACCGGAACTGAGAGCCTGTGTGACCGAGGACTGGCCGGGCGAGATTCGAGAGCCTCCCGGAAGGACCGATTGCTTTCCTCCCGCTCCCTCGTAAACCGGGAGAGCGTAGGCAAGGGGATTCGCGGACTTCGCTGGGGCGTCGGTCTTTTGGAGTCCTGCTTCATGGAGTCCTTCTCCCGTCAGCTTGTCTATCTGATTGGCGTTGGCTTGAGCCAGCATGTAGGCGGCCGTCGCCATGACCGGATGGTCTCGCGGAAAAGCCCATGCAGCCCAACGCAGCGAGTAGCGCAGGAAGCCGTAGAAGATTGCAAGTGGAGCGAAGGCACGCTCGTAGCGAGTAAAGGCTGTCCAGTTGCCCATCGAAGAATCCATGTGATCTTCGAATTTGGCTTTCCAGCGCTTCCCCTCCGGGTCCTTCTCAAGCCAGTCCCAAAGTTTCTCCCGTGGCTGATGGCGAAAGCGCTGGGATAGCTCGGCTTGCATATCGAACATCCCGGTCACGCCTTTGTGCCAAGCGCGGAACTGTTTGTCAGCCTTCATCGCGTAGACGACCTGGCGCAGCTCTCCCTCAAACTTAGCGTTCCATTTGCCAAGCATTTCCAGCTTCGCGAAAGAGAGGGCCATGCGCGCTGGTTTACCACGCGTCAGCGCCTTGGCCCCTCGTGCCCACTCGACCGGCGTTAGTGCCTCCTGCATATCGAGCGGCGTGCGCAGGGCAGCGCTAGAGATCGATTGCGCTCCGGCCGCCCCCTCCATTGCCAGCGCAGCCTCTGGGTTGTTCCTGCGCTGTTTGAGGATGTCCTTGTAGATCGACCCTACGTGAATGGGATTGAGCAGTTTTGGGTTGGTTAGGATCGCCGGGATCGCCACAGCGGGTAGCTGGGCGATGAACCAGGCCGGATTGGTGCCGAGAAGGGTCCGGACTGCGCCACGATTGACGGCGTTGGCAACTTCCGTGAACTCGTGGTGCTTCGGAGAAGTCTGCGCCCTGGCCTCAACGATTACCTCTCGGGGCACAAGCAGGGAGGGTTCGTGCCCCTTAACCTTACCTTCAGCCGCTTCATCAAGAATGCGCTTGATGGTCGAAGTCCGCTCGGCCTCGCTCATGAAAGGATCCTTGAGCGCGGAGTTGAACTCACGCAGTGCCAGCCGTCCGTAGCGTTTCGGATCAACCTGGCCGCCGTCGGGGTTCTCTTTGGTTTTGCGAGTCGTGATTGCTTTCCAGTCTTTGGAATCACGAATGATGTAGCGCTCTTTCCCGTCAAGCTGGAAGGGCGTCTTGAACTCCTCTGGAATAGCGCGCATGAACTGACGTGCTGCCTCACGTTGCCGGGGTAGATGGGCCACGCCCCGAACGAGACCCTCAAACGAGCGGTCCAGATTGTCTTCCAGGGCTAGGTGACCCTGGCGCATATGCTCGACCGAGGCAGCACGTTGTCCCGGCGCACCCTCCAGCCCTGACCCACGTTGCTCCAGCGGAGCGTGATGGGTGTAGATGGCTGGGGCATAGCCCTTCTCCCGGCGGGAGCCTTCGACAAGCTCTTTATAGCGACCAAGCATCTCATCGTTATAGGGCGCAAGTTTGCTCTGGTCGATGTTGCGCTCAGGGTGGGTAAGGTTCTTGATCTCGTCGTAGAGCGCCTGATTTCGCTTCTCAAGAGTTCGGGCTGCCGCAAAACTCCCAGCCGCAGCTTCCTTCATCCCCTTTGAGCGAGCGTTCCGCTTCCCGCGTAGCTCCGCATAAAGCCCGCGAACGTTGGCTTCTGCGTGAAGGAGTGCCTGACGCTCTCGTTGCATCTGAAGCATTGGGTCAAGTCGCGGCTGCCCGCTCTTTGGCCCTCGGACGAATACACCAGCTTTGCGCTGCCTCAGACGTTCTCTGCGCTCGCGAAACCCAAGACGCTCCCTCAGCTTCGCGGCCTCTAGCTGTTGGCTTCGCAGAGAGCGGGTTAGATCGGCAAGCTCTTTGGGATTCTTCTTAGCTTGGCGCTGGATGCGCCGCCCTTCGTCACGAAGCTCTTTGACACGCTTGTGATCCGCCGCCAGTTTGTCCCAAGCGCCCTGTCGCGTCGTCTCCCCGCTCAACTTCTCAGCCTTGGGCGTAACCATATGCTCGGGCCGCGTAATGCCGAAGAGATCGCCTTGTGGCAGCAGGCGCGCTCTCTCCCCCTTGCCAACCACTGCGGCAGGCGCAGACTCGGCCGCGCGTTGCGTTGCTGCCAATACTCCCTGCGTAGCTTTGTGCTGCCAAGCCTCCGGATGCTTTTCGAGGAAGTCGAGAGCCTCGTGAAGCTGTTTGTCGCCTGGGCCTAGGTGGCGCAGATCGGAGATATGACGCGGGTCCCTCGCCCCGTACTCGGCCAGAACCTGCATCGCCTTGTGCGCCTCGTCAGGGAGATGCGCTGCCGCGTAAGCCATGCTTGCCTCATGGTGCTCCCTGGCAATCCGATGGGGATTGTCGATCCGCTGCTTGATAAGTGCCGTCTTCTTGCGTTGTGCGTGCCGTTCCGCGTGACCTGAAACGTGAGGCTCTGTCCCCTCAGGGGAATGGCGAACCCGCTTATTTAGGGTGTCGCCACGAGAAGCAATTTTACGCCGTGCCTCATTAGCTGTCTTGCGGACAACCCCGCGAGCCTCCTTGTAATACCGGGTGCGGGTTAGAGCAGGAAGGGGAGTAGCGAGCGCCAGGGAACCTTCCTTGCGCGCTGCTTCTTCAGCCTTCTTTGTATCTCCCGAGAACGCTTGGCCGACGATGTGGCCTACGCCCTTGATCTGTTCCTCTGCCGTATTGACGAGAGGTTCAGGCGTGCCGTGCTTTACCGAGGAGGCGGTTGCTACGAGAAGGGCGGCGGGACCAGTGATCGCTCCGGCCAGTGAGCGACCGGTGGTCTCAAGCGTTTCTCCCGGATGTGAGACAAGTGCCTTTGCGCTTCCTTCTGCAAACGCTCGCGCTCTCTTCGTCGCGTCCCCGGGTAGAGCGCCTTCTGGAAGAACGACTGCAGCGCCATAAACAGAACGTACAGGATGGCGCCGGGCGGAACGTGCCGTTTGCTGAGCAGCCGCCCGACGACCTTCCTTAGTAGCTACTGCACGTCTTGCGCGCTTCGGTGCGTTGCGAAGCCTAGCAGGAGCCGCCTTGACTTTGGCTGCCTTCCTGGCTGGGTAGGAGCGGAGAGCGTGTGCCTCAGACTTGGCCTTGGAAGTCGCGACTTTCCCCGCCCGTGTTGCGGCGCTCTCCGCCGCGCTCGCGCCCTTTGAAGCGATGGTCTTCAAGCCGACCTCCTCGATTCCCTTCGCTGCTCCCTTGACGATTGCGCCAGCGCCTCCCGCGAGAGAGGCGATTTCAATCGCGTGGGTTATGTCTTCCGGTTCGCCTAGGTTTTCTTTCTGGCTGAGTTTGGCCAGAGCAATCTCGCCAGAGCGTTTGTAGGCGCGGGGGTGGGTTGTAGCCGCGACCTTCGGAGGGAAGGTTCCGTGCTCGGTGGCCTGCCGGGTGATTGTGTGAGGCTCGCCTTCAGCTCGATGCTGTGTCCGGGTCTCACGTTCCAGGGTGTCCAGGGCGCGTAGGCGCCTGATCTTACGCTGCGTTTCCTTGTGAAGCTGGCGCTTCTTCGTCTTGATGGCCTTTGGCAGCGAAGGAACGGCGAAAGGCTCTTGACTGCGAGCTTTCGACGGCGAGGGAGCAGCGTTCGGATTACGAATACTTGGTGTCGAAGACTCGGAGCGGTTCGGCCCAGCTACTTCCTTAGGTTTCGGCCGCTTGATCTTGCGGGTCCCGATCTCCGGAGCGCTATAGGTATCTTTGGTCCTGAAGGGCACTAGATCCTCTCGCTATACAAAGTATAGTTTTGGAGCCTTTTGGCTTGATAGAGCCACCGCTTGACAGATGCTGTATTCGTTTCGGATTGTGGCCAAGGGTTCGGAGCGCTTTGAACAACAGGCAGGTAGGGTCAGCGATGTGGGTAGTCTCTGCGCAGTTGTTCTTTACGTTGTTTCGTTTTCTTGCCTTCAACGCGTTGCTTGATCCGGTTGACGGCAGCTCTCGCTTCAGCCGGCGTGACTTCGCTTTCCTTCGCCACGGCAGTAGCTAGTTCTCCCCAGGAGTTCCAGCCGACGTGGTTGCCTTCACCGTCTTTGGTCCCCGCTTCGTACTGATTGCGCGCAGCGGCTATGGCCTTGCGATTGACGCCGCCCTTCTTGACCTTTGGCTTTGCATTCGACCTGATTGAAGCGCGTTCATCTTGCGCGTTGCTACGGACGTTGTTCTGCGCTGTTCGGCGGGAAGCGCGTTCATCTTGGGTCTGTTCACGAAGATCCTGCGTTTCGCGCTGTCGGCGGTTCAGCGCCCCTTCTCTAGCTTTCAGGCCAAGTTCTTTGCCTTTCTGGCCGAACGCCTGTTTCTGGACTGCATAGTCCCTGGCACCTTCCCGCAGCTTCTCCAGATTCGCCACGACCGCCTGCCCACGCTCCTTCTTACCTGCCCGAAGGTCTTCCTTGATTTTGCGCCTACGTGAGGTCTCAGCCTTACGAGCCTCTATGCCGCGTTCTGAGGCGGAGATACCGCGCTGGGCTAGGTAGCCTTGGTTAGAAGCTCTTTCGGCGGTGAGGGGCGACGTGAGGGCTACACGCTGCTGCGCTACGGCCGTGTTCCCCGCTGCCGCTTCTGCGAGACCACGACTGTTCGTCGGTCCACCCAGGAGTTTGGCCGTTGCTTCATTTTGTGAAGCGAGGTCTTTCAGGTTGGCGGAGTCGGAGGCGCTAGCATTGGCGAGCCGCTGCGTTAGCGCCGACTCGGCAGCTTGGGAGGTCGCAGCGGCACTTTGCTGCGCTGCCTGGTTCTGAGTCGTCAGCCCTCCGTACCAGTCTTTCAATTCCCCTTCGCGCTTGTTGGATCCAGCCACTTCGCTGCGTAGACCGCGCAGGACTGGCTTGTATTCCTTGTTGGCCTCTGCCCCCGCGATGTGTCGAGCTTTCTTGACCGTCGGGGATTCAACGAATCGAGCTTGCGATTTGCGTTCCCTCGTTTCGCGCTTGAGCTGCCTGGAAATCTGATTGCGTCTGCGCTGCTTGGGCATCTAGCCTCGTATTCCTTTCCCACGTTTGAAGCCTCCGCCGCCTTTGCCTTTGGCTTTTTTACTTGGGCCTCCACCGCTACCGCCCGAAGGTGCCGATTCTCCAACGGGCGCGGGTTCCGGCGCTTCTTCCCTCGCTCGTTCGATAGCGGCCAACTGAGCTTCTTCTTGCTGCTGCTGGATTTCGTGCTGGGTCGCCTGTTCTTCTCGTTCGACCCGAGCGCGTCTCGCCTCGTAGTCTTCCTGGAGATGAGCGCGTCCTTCTGAGTAGCCGTGTTCAGTCTGACCTAGGTGATTGATCGTGGCACCTGAGTAGAGTTGGCCGGGACGCTGGTTGATCCCCCGTGTACCGATTTCCCTCTGGCGCTGAAGCAGCGAAGCCTGGGAGTAGGGGTTGTTTTCGTAGCCCTGTCCAAGTCCGATAGAGCGCTGTTCTGCGTCCCAGTTTCCTCGCAACCCCGCGAGTTTGTCTTGCGCGTTGCGATAGCCCCCCGCTGTTTCGAGCGTTGCCTGAGAATCCCAGGGCATAGCCGTAGAGCCCTGCGGGAGGCCGCTGGAGCCCACGGCACCCGCTCCTTGACCCTGACCACCCCCACCCTGTCTCAAGCCCGCAGAAGGCCTCGCGGGACGCCCACGAGAAACTCCGATGTTTCCACTGGCTTTTCGATTGGGAGAAACCGAGAGCCGAGGTTGCGCAGGGCGGTTCTGAGCTACGGCTGCGCGTATGACCGCTCTGCGGGGGCGAGCCATCTACTTCCTTTCAAGATGATAATGTGGACATATGACAGAGACCAAGAAGCTTTACGTGGAATTGAGTGCCGGCCAAACCTATTCGGCGATAGGCCGTGTCACCGATCTCCGAGACATGATTCGTACTGCTAAACACGAGGGTGACTTCGTTTTGTTCGCTGGCGTATGGCTCAACCCGGCGCATATCACGAAGATCCAAGCCGTTACGCCTCAGTAGAGCTTCCGTTTAGCGCGCTGCAGGCCTTGAGCGCGCTTGGCAGCGACCTGGCGTTGGGCGAACGGACCGGAGATCCCCTTCGCTCCGCCCTGGCCGAAGACCTGTTTGCGCCAGTCGGTTCCGAAGGCTTTCTGGAGCATCTGGCGCTGACGAGCCACCGTCTGCGCCTGGGTTCCTCCGATGGCTCCGCTCTGGACTCGGCCCTGCAGTTGTTTGCCAAGAGCAACAGGAGGGTTCAGGCTTTCTCCTTGACGAGGTGCTTGTGGTCCTACGCTCGGGAAGCGTTTGGGGGCGATCTGTCCACCAGTGCGAAAGCTGGGAAGCTCTGAGCGGCCGCCAGGACCAGTGGGCTGTCCTCTCCCTAGCGCTTCCCTAATCTGCTTCCGACGGCCGTTAGGAGCGCTGGTACCACCGCTCACGCCCATGCCTTCACGGATACGTTGTCTGCGAGTCAAGGTAACTCCTAGCCCACGGCCTCCCAGAGGACCGTGAAGGTTGTGTTTCGTTTGCCGTCGCAACGGCACCTGAATTTGAAGACGGTGCTCGTGCGTTCGGTGATGACGAAGGTGAAGAGGCCTTCGTCTGAAGCTGATTCAAGCGTAAGTTTGACCGCCGTTGGTTTCGTCCCCAAGCTGTGGCTGACTTCTTTGATGCCTGAGACCAAAGTTTCGGAGAAGGTCATCGTGGTTTCGCCGAAGTTGGTCTTGACGGTGCCGGGTTTAGCGAGCTGGGGAAAGCGGGTGAGGTAGCTCGTAACGGTAGCCGCGAGTTCTCCCCCGCGCTTGACGATTCCACGGAGGTTGCGGTCGACCGGGACGATCTTGGTCTGCCCACCCTCAAGCGGCCAGGTCATGGCTTCCTTTCGAAGTTAGTGGCCCCGGCAGCGCCAGGCCAAGGAGGGGCGCGCCGGGGCGAGCGCAGGGCCGAGGGAAGAGAGGAAAGGCCCTGCGCAGTGCTTAGCCTAGAGCTTCCCAGAGAACCGTGAAGCTGCCGTTGCGTTCTCCGTCGCAGCGATAGGCAAACTTGAAGCTGGTCGGCGTTCTCGCCCAGACACGCGGCGAGAAGATCCCTTCGTCGGCTTCGGATTCGATCGTCAGTTTGACTGAGGTCGGTTTGACGCCGAGACCGTGGCTGACTTCGACCGTGTTCGAGACCAGTTTTTTGGCGAAGGTCATCGTGGTTTCGCCGAAGGCCAGCTTGCTCACAGCCGCCGTAGCCAATTGCGGAGAGAGCTGCTTGGCTGAGGTCGATAGGGCGGTGGGACCTACGGCTTCGGGGACGATCTGTCCCGCGTTGACCACGTTTTCAGCCAGGCTTGGTTTCGAATACGTGCCTTTGAGGTCTCCTCCAGCGGTTCCTCTCGATCCCGCGAGTAGGGCTTCGAACGTCTGAGAGGTAACGCCAACTTCAATCGGATCGGGGGTTCTCTGTATCCAGGATGTTTTCCGGTTGAGTTCCCCGTCTTCGATTGGAACGAGCATTCCGTTGGTCACGTCAGCGCCTGAGTCCGCGTCTTCGGGGCGTTCGAGCGCCCAGGTTTCCCCAACGCCGACTTTCCCAGTGCCGCCTACGGTTCCGTCCCCGCCTACGCATTCATTGCGAATGACGGCCCAGAGACCGTTCTGAGAGGTGGTCGCCTGATCCTTGAGGAGGAGACGAGTCGTAGGAGGGAGACCCCCACCCCCATCTACGATGAGGGGGCCTTTACCTTCGAGCAATTTCGCTTCGGCTTTCGTGGGCGTTACGGCTTTTGTAGAAGCCTGCCACGCGGGGAGCTTCGCGTCTAGAACGGCCATCAGACGCCCATTACTCCGACCCAAAGTTTGCGTTCTTTGGCGGTGATCGAACCTGAGGTGGCTCGATACTGGATAGATATGTTGTAAGTGCCAGCAGCCGCGAAGATGTACGCCCCCGCTCCTCCGATCGTTTGCCCCGTTGTCACAAAACTAGTCCCCTGAAGGGTATTGTTTAGACCGCTGGAAGAAGCTGAGAACGTTGTGAACCCAGTACCGGCGGTTGCCTCTTCAGCAACTTCAGGGGTAGTTGTGGCAGTTTTTTTCAACTGATTCGCGCCTAGGAAGACCGCTGCTCTCCCGGCAGCAGCCACCGAGGATTTAATAAGGGCGGCGAACTGCAAGAAAATGATCCCACTCGTCGGCAACACAACTGATTTAATTTCATCAGCAGTCGTGAGCGTTCCAAACGCTACGTTTTCACGGGTCTCTTCAGTAGCAACCACCGACGCTGTCTGCCAGCGAATCGTATTACCAAGTTTATTTTCAGCATTCAGGAGTTCGTTCATCCCAAGGAACTGCGCTACCCACTTCGGCCCCGCGCTGGCGTTGGTATCGCCAACTTTCGCCTGTTCATAAGTACCGGCCATGTATTTCTATCTTCTCGTTTCTTATCTAGTCGTCAGCGCGCTCAAACGAGCGCATCTGTGGCAAGTCTCGGGTCGTCCGGTCCCTGCCGCGCGGGCAGTCTAGCTATTCCCGGTATGATAAGAAGTCTAGATCGTGTTTCTGAAAAACTAAGGTGTCTCAGTCCAAAGATGCCGTTCCTTCGCAGTTATGGCCCCTGAGCTGGCCTTGAACTTGACGGAAACTTCGTAGGTCCCAGGGGTCAGCCAAAGTTCAGCGAGGCCGCCAGAAGCGCTGACGGCGATCAGCAGACCTGTCGTGGTATCCCCTTCCGTAGCTTCCCCCGCCGTTGAGGTCGCTAGGCCGGTTCCGGTCGAAGAGAGGTGGCGAAAGCCTGTGCTAACGGTTGAGGCACCCTGGACGTTCGGGACCGTCGTATAGATTTTGAGCTGGTTGGCGTTGAGGAAGATCGCGGCCGCTCCCGCGCTTGCAGCACTGGATTTGAAGCGAGCGGAGTAGCCGACCTTGAGCAACCCGCTTTCTCCGACTTTGACTTCTTTGATCAGGTCAGGCGTCGGCATCGTGCCGTAGGAGGTGCCTTCCCGTGACTCTTCTTTCGCGATTGCTAGAAACTGAACGGCCATCGGGCCTTCCTTGGTAGTGTGGGCATGGTGATCGGGCGGGTGGTCTTCTTCTGCGTATCTCTCTGCCTGTTTCTGGGGATGCTTCTCCTCTTCGCAGGACCGGGAGAGACAAGCTGCCGCCTGCGCTGTCTCAATCAGAAGTTCGCCCTGCTGCGCGCCTCGCACCTGAACGAACGCCTGGAAGCCGTAGAACGGCGCCTGAGCGCGCGTGACGCGCTGATCGCTCAACTGGAAGCACGTACGCGGAGAGAGGAAGAAGCGCTAGCGAACTTCCGAAGCTGCTTTGGGGAAGTGCCGATCACGCGCTATGGGGAAGACTTCGGACCGTCTGGCTATGTCTTCAACTTGCAGAGGGCAGAAGGACCTGAAACATTCTTCACGACGGCGCTTGACGCAAGCTACCCGAAAGACCCGGTAGGAGTATGGCTCTGGGTCAATAGCTGCAATGCGGAACGGATCACGCCGAAAAGCTCGCTCTTGCCTACGCCGTAATCCTAGAAGGTTCATCGATATTAGGTACAAGCAACTCATTTCGATGAACGGAGAACTCGGTGTTGAGGACTTCGTTTGTGAAGAGGACGGAGAAGGTCGTCCCGCGTTGGGCTATGCGTCGCTCTTTCCCGACTAGACCGCTTGAGATATCTCCAACGAAGCCTTCTCCTCCGACGAAGCCTTCTCCTCCCACGACCGAACCACTCGTTCCGCTGAGATCCATTTCTTCGGGTTCCCCCGTGTTTTCTGAGAAGTCTTTGTCGATCTCGACCGTGACTTTTCCCGTTCCCCAGATCTTGGCTGCCCGGACCTTCTTGATATCGGCCGAGCCAAGGTCAAACCAGCCGGAGCGCCAGCGCTCTTTGATCGCTACGCCATCGTCGTTCGTGTAGCTCGTTTTGTGTCGCCCGACGTACTTGGCTCCTGAGGAATAGCCAAAGACCAGCTCTGTCGCGTTTTCAACCCGGAAGGTCGCGAGACAGGAGGCAGGGAGGTTGGAGAGCGACCACCATTTGTATTCGGGGCTGTAGACCAACTGGCGGTTGTTGGCTTCGCTCGTAGGGAAGCTGAGATAGATCTTTTCATCCCAGGTTTCCATCGCGCAGTTGGTGATCGAGCTGAAGGCCAGGGTGCCCTGTTTATAGAAGAGGCTCGCGTCCCCAGACCAGATCGGTTCAACCAGGTTGGAGACCTGTTCGGGCTCCTGGCCCGTGGTCCTGTAAACGCCCTCACGGCTCATGAAGTAGACGCCTGATTGATGGATGCAGACAGCGCGTGGGGAAGCCAGGCCTACGCCGGTTTCAATCGTTTGAAAGATGAATTCCGGTTTGTTTTCAGAGTCACGGGCCTGATCGGTGATTACGAAGAACTTGGTTTCCTTGAAGACAAAGATGAATTCTCGCCAGGTCACGATGGCTTTGATTTTCTCCCCATCGCCGGGCGTGAACTGAAGATAGGCCGTGGTTTCGAAGCTCTCTGGATTACCTTCTTCTGAGAAGTAAACATGGCTGGGTGAGGACGATGCCGCTGCTCCCCCCGGCCCTCCGGTGGTAGTCGAGAAGGCTCCGCAGACGAGGCGGTTCCAAGCGGGGAAGACGCAGAGCGAAGCTGCCTTAGGCATCGTTTTGGCGGCCACTCCGTCCACCGTCGCGGTCGGAGCCGTCCATTCTTCGCCGTTCCACTTGCGCAACGTGTCGGTGCCATTTCCCGCATAGGCCACCTCTTCGTTGGGTTTCCCGAAGCGGACGAAGTCCCAGACGGCTTTGGTCAGCCCTGTCGCGCTGGCCACGACGGCCCCGCCTGTGCTCAGAGTCTCTAGGCGGGTTCCGCATCCTGCGAGCAACTGCTTCACGCCCGACGACGTGTAGTAAGGGCTCAAGCTTTCTACGCGGTTGGTCAGTTCCGAGCTAGTCAGGTTGTTGTATCCCGGCCTGGATTCAATGGCGCCGCGTTGGCTGAAGAGCACATTCAATGCATCGACAGCCTCCGCTGGATCTACGGCATCGGGCTTGGCGACCAAGTTAAGACCTTTTCCGAAGCCTTCAAGCGGCAACGACTGGTAAGAGCGCGCCGCCATCTAGAGGTAGCTTCCAGGCCAACCCGTGCGGACCGTCAGGCGTGGGGACTGCAGATCGCGTTGGAGTTCGGCGGCGACCATTTCCCCGAAGTCCGTCTGCGTGGCTTCTTTCAGTTCACGGGCTACGTCTATTTCATCGTTCTCTTTCAAGCAATCGACCACAGCTAAATCCACGATCAAGCCATGCCATTCGGAGGGCATCGCTGGTTCCAGTTTGGCCGTCAGGACTTCTGGTTTTTTGGCATAGCGAACCTGGATGTTTTCGCTCGTGCTTACGGGGAAAGTCCGCAGCGTTAGGTTGTCCAGCCACCACCACAACGGTTCTCCCGTTTCTTCAAGGTTGGGGAAGCGTTCGACCAGCCATTGCCTCGTCTGCCCGTAAAGAGGGCGTTCCGTCGTCGTATCGACAACCGAGAGAACATCGCGAAGATCTTTGATTTCGAAGGGAGCGGTGCCTTCTTTCGTCCCTTCTCGCCAAGGCCATACGTACTTCGCTTCAAGCTTCTGGTAAGCGCGCTGGACGAAGGTTTCGATCCGGCTCGCAGCCAGATATTGATACCCCCGTTCATTGACCTCTTGGACAAGCTGTTCGAAATTCACGATAAACCCTAGGGTTTCTTGGGAGCGTATTTCCGGGGTCCTGAGGACCTGGAAACGTGGCCCTTCAGATCCGTCCGTTTCTCGAAGCCTTCGGGGCCACGAAGCCTCTTGGCGGCTCTCACAGCTAGTTCCGCTTCATCGAGCCTTTGCTCTTTCTCGGTCTCGTAGGCCCGCTCTTTGGAGATCTGGATTCTGCGCTTGATCTCTTCGCGTTCGTGCCGCCTGCGGTCGTTCCACATGTCCGCGCCTTGCAGCATCTCCAGCATCCAGGAACCCGGTTCCCGGTATTGGCCGTCAGGTCCCTGAAGGACGATGTACTCGTCCACGGAGCCAGGGACCCGTTTCTTGATCGCCCAATGGCTGGGACGGACCTCGAAGCCCTCGGCGTCGTCACGACCCAGGACCAGTGATAGCCCAGGGTCGATCTTCCTCAGCTCCGTGTTCCAGTGATCCGCTACCGCGATCTGCTCATCGACCTGTTCGGCGATTTCACGATTGATCTGCTCTGCTTCTGAGCGTTCGGAGAGGAGGATGGACATATCAATAGCCGTAGGCAACTACCTGGACTTTGACTTTTTCCACATTTTTGGTCGAACCAATTTCTTTCTGCGTTTTGTAGTTAAAGAGTTTGAGTAGTTCTTTTTCGGTGTTGTAAACGGCCCAACCAAGTTCAACTGTTTCCGATTCAGAGCCCTGGAGGATCGCGCAATGCGCCCACTCCACTCGGCTCAAACCCAGTTCTTTAGCCGTCAGGGACTCCCCACCTTCAAGGTAGGAGCTGTCGAACTGGACTTCTGCAACTACTTGCCTGCGCGCACCGGGCACGCGAGGCTTATCGAGGATCGTGGTTGTAAGTGCCAAGAGAGTTCCTTCCGTGATAATGTGGACATATGGAGAGCACAACGGCCCTTGAAGCATTGCGTTGCCAGTTGATCGGGATGCTGCTCGAAATGGCAGGGCAGACGCGGGACAACGGAGTTCTTCACGGACGCATCGAAGTCTTGATGAACGACCCCTACGGCCGCCAAGAAGTCAGAGATGCGTGCCACGATCTCCTGGCCGAGCTAGCCCGCCCCCAGCGTTAGCCAGAGGCGGGCGAATAGCTACGGGGTTGTGAGTTCGGTGAGCCGACCTATCGAATTGCGCCGGTTGGTCGCAAATTGCAAGTAGCCCTCGATCGCGCCTACGACATACGTAGAGCCGATTTTGTACATGAGGAGCCCCTTGCCACCATACTTCTCGGTGGCCCAGTAGGGAGCGCTGTCACGGAGGATGAACACGTGGTTCTTGACGGACATATAGAAATCTTTGTCCGGACAGTCGTTGTGGCCCTGAACCTTCAGTGAGCCGACCATGATCGACTCTCCGTCCCCGGTGTTCTGAGCCTGCGTGTCGGGGAAGCGGACCTGGGTGTAGCTTTCGTTTTCCAGAGCCTGGATCTGCGCCAGCGCCGTGAAGCACCAATCCGGATTTTCCCCGATCTGGCGGAGTTTACGGCGCAGTTTGATCACCTTCTGACGGGTAATCGGCGTGGATTTGGCTTCTTCCACGACCCCGGCCCAACGTGGCACCGTTTCCGGTTTCAGGCCGCCCAGTTCGGTTGTTTCCGAGGAGAGGTTGCCCCAGCCGTTGTTCTCGTAGCTGGTTTCCCCTGAACGCGAGTTGGCGAGAGAAACGTAGTCGGTTTCCGCCGTTTTGATTTTGGTCGCGATTTCCAGCGTCGGCGTTCCTTCCGATTCTTTGAAGGCGAGGATTTCTTTATCCGCAGCCTTCAGCGCCTCTTCTGTTTTGGAACCGATATCGATTACCTGACCGACAGGCAGGTAGCCGTTGCGAATCGCCTGGTAGCCGAATCCTGTTTTGAGCAGGTTGATCGTTTTCGATTCGGTTTCTTCTTTGGCGCACTGGGCGATCAGCGCGGTGCCGTCCCCGAACAGGGTGCGGGTGAGCTGCTTGCGCATGTCGCTGAGCTTGCCTTCGACTTCCATGTCGAGCCAGCGCATGATCGACTTGGCCGCGTCTTTGGTGCGCTCGATCGCGGCCGTATCCATTTCGATCTGGCCCCACTGACGCTTGTATTCCCATTTGGCCCGCGTGACCTGTTGCGGGGCAGCGGCGTTCAGAGCTGCCGAGCCCGTTTTGGGCACCCAGGTGATACCGCCGCCGCGTCCGGTCTGGACGGGGGTTAGGGCTTCAAGACCGATCTGGATTTCTGGTTTTAGCTTTAAGACATCTTCCAGCATCGGGTCTTTTGAATAGAACTGCTTCTCGAAGTTCTCTTGAGTCCAGACCTGCTTCGCTCCGGATTCCGCGACTTCGAATGTCGAGACTGACATTACAAAGGCTCCTTCTGGATTCGGGAGCTATTCAAGCGACGGAGCCGCTTCCTCAGCGATTTCGTCATAGAGCTTGAATCGCTCCTCTTGGTTCGTAGGATCAATCGCTTTCCGCGCAGGTGAGCCTTGACTTATCCGCCTCGGACCGCCTTTTTTGCTGGCAATCCATTCGTCAACGAAACCCTTAAAGGTCTCGCCGATCTCTGGAATCGCCTGCGGCCCATGCACTTCCGCGTAGGAGGAGATTGCTTTGAGGGTCTTGCCCTCAAACTCGAATCCGTTGCCGAAAGACTTCTCAAGCGCTTCAATGCCCTCGGCGATTTCATCTGTCGCCTGAGCGCTTTGCTGCGCCTGGACCTCTTCCTGCTGCTGGTGAGTCAGAGCGCCTTCGACATTCTCAAGGCGAGCACGTAGCTCATCCTCAGGGTCTAGGAACTCTTCTGGCTCGCCTTCGTCGAATTCGTAGCCGAACTCCTGTTGGAGCCAAGCGTCTCGTGCGGCGGGGTCATTCTGAATCGCCGTAATGAACTCACGGTATTCCTGCGCTTCTTGGCGCTCCTGCGCGAGACCTTGAGTCTTCTGGGTGAAGCCGGATCGAAGCTCGTTGTACTTCTGCTCGAACCAGTCTTTCCCAGCGTCCTCCGGGATATCTTTTGCAGGATCGAAGTCCGTAAAGGACTCCTGAGCCTCTGTCGCTTGTCCGGTATCCGGGGCGTCGTCGGTTTCGGCGGCTTGTCCTAGATCAGGGGCCTCTGTTGCTTCGTCTGACATTTACTGCCTTTCATGGAGCGGGGGCCATAGCCTTGTCCGCGTATTGAACGGGGCTTCCGAAGAAGCTTGTCCGCTGATAAGATTGCGTCCACGTGGACCAGTACGAGATCCTCATTTGCCCCGTTTGTCTCACGCAGATAGAGCGCGACTGGGAGACTGGCGCTGACTGTTATCACCGAGAACTCGGAGGAAACGTCGAGGCCGTAACCGTTCCTGCCTCGGTCCTAGCCAAAGATCTCTCAGACGCCGTAGCGGCTGCTCAACCCAAGCTCAAAGAGGAGAAGGAGAAAGAGGCCAAGCGTCGAAAAGAGCGTGAGGCTTGGGAAGCACTTCCCGCTGAGGAGCGGGAGCGCATCAAAGCCGAAGAATGGGCCAAGATGAGTCCAATGGAGAAAGCCCTGCGGCAGCAATTCCAAGACCTATCGAGATCGACCAACCGTCAGCTATTCGGCTCCTTCGCCACGATCCCAGTCAAAGAAACATAGCGGTTTCTCGCGAGGCTGTAGCGCGCGTTCTAAGCCCCGCTTGGCAGTTCCTTGGGTCCTTCTTCGGAAGATCCATTCACGGCTGCGAGAGAGGGAGCCTGCTTCGTCTGAGGGGCTGCTGCGTTATTCATCCCCTGCTGTTCCGCGATGGAGTTCTGAAGTTCAGCTTTCTGCTGCGCTTCTTTGCGTTCGATATCGCGCAGCGCTGAGAAGATCATCATCGTCGCCTTCTGGGCTTCTTCGTCCATGTTGGCGAATTCATCGCTCTTGGCCCAGTTGGCGAGGACTGATTTCCAGACCGCGATGTTGTCGATGTCGGGGCGAGGCATCCAAGACGGGACCTCCGTCTCCATCACCGGCCTGCCGGGGTTGCCGCTGCCGGGGATTTCTTCGCCTGTTTCTGGATCGACTTCTCCCTGCTGCGGTTCTTCAATCCATTCCGGTTCTTCGGTTTCAAGGTTGAGCTTCGGGCTTTCCTCTCCGGGCCACGCTGGACGCATCGGCATCGACCAGAAGGCCCCGGAGCGGATCTGGGTGATGATGTAGTTGATTCGGCCCACGTCCTCTTCGTAGCCTTCGAGCAGCCCTTCCGCGTTCCCATTGTTCATCGCGCTGAGGAGAACCTCCGGTGGGAAGTAGCCGGGGAACATCTGGGCGATGTTCTGGATTCGCTGCTCTATTGCCTGACGTGTGAAGGGGGTCAGGGAACCAGGCTGGACTCGTACATCCGTCTGGTCGCGCAGGTCCGCGCCCTTGAAGTCTTCGATTGGCATCCAGCCGGTGCGACCCCGGAACTTCAGCATCCGGTCCTCGGTGTAGTGGCGCTGAACGAGGGTGAGGCTGTCTCGCATGATCCGGCTGTGGACTTCGGCCAGGTTGGCAATCAAGTCCTCCCAAGCGATTTCGTCCTTCTGGAGGATGCTCTGGACGGCCTGATTGGCCGAGACCTGGGACGGCACTTCGTTGTCGTGCGCCTCGAAGCGCATCTCTGAGAGCGCTTCTTCTTTGAGTTTGAACAACTCGGCAGGAATCCCCTGCGTAGGCGCGAATTCGATTTTCCCGCCCATCAGGACAGTCGGGTCGTATTCTTCTCGCGCTCCGGGTTCATCCGTCGCCGGAGACTTGAAAGCACCGATGGGCGCGAGGGTCTTCGGCACCAGCCCCTCCTGCGCGAACTCAGCGATCTTGTTCTGGGCGAAGTCGTAGGTCCGCATCGAGTCGATCAAGGATCGAACGAGGCCCTTATCGCGATCTGAAGCCGGGTTGACCGTGTAGCCAAGACGGTGGATACAGGGCTCATCCACGACCTGGCCTTTTGCATCGGTCAGCGGATAACCCTCTTCAGGGAAGATCTGTTTACCGGCGGCCGCGAAGACCCGGCGTCCCTGTGGGTGCTTGGCAGAGGGCCGTTCCAGGAACTCGGTGATCATGCAGAGATTTGAGGATTCCGCTTTTTTCAGCTTGCCTTCCAGTTCTGCGTTGGCGGGCAGTTTGCCGCCCAGGAAGCCTGGTTCTGCTTCAACGGCGTCTATCGGCCGAGCGTGTTCTATCGCCCACCAGCGGCTCTCCTCAAAGTCCACGCCTGGCTCCCACATCACTTCCAGACCATTCCAGACGCCGATCCGCACGTCCCCTATGCCTACGTGCTCAGGCTCTCCTTCTGGGTCCATCTGCACGTCTACGTAGGGACCTATCGAGGAATCCCAGTAGGCCATGATGAAGCCCTCTTCGGTGACCAGAGCGTTCCAGACAAGCTTCTGCGTAGCCCGCTTGATCCGCCAGAGTTCGTAACCGGCGTAGGCGATCTTTTTGGCGATCTGGGCCGCCGTGTAATCCTCCGGATCGTTGGTCGAAGGGTTGACTTCGTAGCCGGGAACGCGCTGGGTGGCGGCGGAGACCTTGGATTGGA